AAAGACCTGCTCCCAATCTTTACGGTTGAACTTTATGATTCCTGATTCGGTAGCGTCTGTGATGTCATCGTTAAGGTTGAGTTCGTTGGTTCGTCCAGTTGTGAGACGCTTCTGTGATTTTAGAGTCTCATACATCGTAAGAGATTCGTCGAATTTTCCAAGTGAGTGATTGAAGATCAAATCGGTTTCTAGAAGGGGAGTGTAGGCTTTATTCTTTATTGTTTTAGCAGAAATCTTTTTTCCTGTGATTCCTGCTTTTTCATCGATTGTGACAGTGTTCGTTGCGGCCAGACGTATTCTCTGGATAGCAGCATACTTGGGCGCATGGCCACCAGGAGATGAATACTTTTCTCCAAATGTCTGACCGACATTTTCTCTAAACTGATTGACAATGAGAAGAGTTACTTGAGCGTTCTGTAGAGGAATAGTTAGCTTTCTGAGTCCCATTGAGTTGACTCTAGCGCGCACAGCCATTTCTTTTGTGTATTCTTCGCCATCCTCCATTTCGATTTCTTTCTTAGATGGAGTCTGAGCTAATGAATCCCAGATGATAAGAGCTGGTCCTTCCCATGACTTGTCTTTTACTTTCGACACTAGAATCTGTCCGATTGTATCGTATACATCTTCTAGACATGGCGGTTGGTGATAAATCATGTCTTCATAAACTAAACCCAACGATTTGAGTCGGGCTACTGAAGTTGCGGCTTCTGTGTCTAGATAAATGACCGGCATTCCTCTTTTTTGAGCTTCCGAGCCAATCATAGCTGCTAATGTTGATTTTCCAGAAGCTTCTAGCCCTACGATTTCAACAACACCTCCTACGATTATTCCTCCTCCAAGGATTTTATCTAATGATGAGATGCTTGTTGAGATGAAATCAAAATGCTCTATTGCAATAGGGTCGGATGTTCCAAAGATTGCTTCTCGTATTTTTAGAAGACCTGGTCCCTTTTTCTTGCCGACAGGCGTAGCTTCTTCTTTTCCTGCTTTTACTTTCATTTATTTTCTCCTTAGAATGGTAAATCGTCATCTGGTTCGTCTGCCATAGGACCCACAGATTCAGCTTCGACAAATGGTTTATTTGTTCCAGAGGTTCCCTTGATTAGCTCTATCGATGCTTTGAACTTTTCCGATTCTTGTTCCATTCGTTCGTTTCGTTCTCTATCTTTTTCTGCTTTTACTATCTCTGCGTTGTATTGCTTCATTTGATCTAATACGAAGTTGATTGATTCTTCATCGCATACGAGTTGATTTTGAATCAGCTTTATGAGGGGCTTTTGATTTACTGCGGTGAGGATGTTTTTGAAGCCCTGACTTTCTGTAGGGATTGCGACTTCTTGATTGATCTCAAGATCGAACTTTCCCTCTGGATTTGTGAAAAGCTTTACTCTATGTCTAAAGGCGTCAATAAGATTGATGTCTTTCTTAGACATAAGTTCTGAGATTCGCTCCATCAGAATACTATAGAGATAGTCTTGGAACCACGAGATTTTGATTTTTTTGTCATGGATGACGTAGGCAAGAAAAAACTTTGTGGGAACTGCGATTTTGAACATCGACTTTGGAAGTCTAGTTTCTTCCATCCATTTACAGATGGCGCATCCTGTACAGTTTACTCTGAATGCTCTTTGACCAGTGCGATTCTTGATGAAATCGTAGGCTCCGAAGTGAGTGTTGAGCTCCTCGAACGGATAGTCGATTTCACATTCATCGGCTTCTAAATCAATCGATTCTACCTTGGGAACAATGTAGAACTCGTAAACCTGGTTTTTCTTGAACTGTAGATAATCTACTGTTCCAAATGAGTTACTGTCTGCGATGTGTTTTTGATGTGTTTGCTCGAAAGTCTCTTTAGTTTTTATGCGCATTATTTGTTACCTCCAATGCATTTGTTTTTATTATACCACATTTTGCTCGAAAACTTATTGGTTTACAGCTTTATTTGTGCATTTATCTTTCTTTTGAGATTTTTCGCAAAGGTTTCATCTAAGATAGTTGATTCAAAATTGATGGTTGAAACGTAGTTCATTCTGCAGATCTTCTCAGTTGAGTATGATTTCTCGAGCGGATCTAGATCTCTCTTGGCGTTGTTAGCGCTTAGTATGAAGAACGTCTTATTCGACTCATTATCGACTTTATTATCGTTTTGTATGAGAGGAACTATGCTGTTTAGAAGCTTTACAGAGTTTATAGTATAGAAAACGTACGATGGCTTGAATCCATTAGATGAATCTGCTCGTTTTCTATGAACCCGTATGGTATTTACATTTTTTGCAAAATCGGGCTCGAAAAGGCTAGAAATCTCAACTTGTGACGATTTATCGACTGAAAAGATTGTAACTACTGTCTGATTATCGACGACATCGAATCTATCATCAAAGTTTTCTTTCTTGAAGTCATAAGTATAGAACCGTTCTTTATCAATCTTATAGATAATGACTTTATCGGTAAACTCAACAAGCTTGGGAATGAAATCGGCAATCTGTATGCTTATGAAGTTTTCGGAAAACTTATTCTTTAGAGGCTTCAGTGGAAAGAAGACAGAAATAAGTTTTGTTGTTGTTTTTTCCATTTCATTGGACATCTTGCATCTCCTTTATTATTCTTCCTCTTCTCCATACTCACCACCGAATAGTCCTTCGGTTTCATCTTCTTCCATCATTTCTTCTTCGTTTCCTTCTTCCTCTGTTGGAGGCTGTTCTTCATCTCCTTGAGGTTGTCCTTGTTCTGCAGCTGCAGCATCATCTGCTATCTTAGCTTGTGCATAAACAGGATTGAGAATAATGTCGCCTGACGGAAGTTCTCTTAGTCCGTATTGAGCTCTCATTTCGTTTACTGTCTTTAGATACTCAACCTCTTGCATTTCCAATCTTACTTTTTGTTCTTCAATGAGGTCGGTATATCCATGGAACGAAAACTCAAACTGACCATCGGTTAAGGGATAAATAATGTATTTATTGATAGTCTTTTCTATGAATCTGAGTAGAGGAACTAGTCCTTTATCTTTTGAAAACTTGATTTTTTCAATAGCCGAGGAATCATTTAGAGGTCTACCCTGGCCGGAAACACCTGCTTTATTTACAAAGTTGATTTCAACAGGGTCTATTTGATAAACGCCGCACGTGACGTTCACGAGGTATTCTAGCCATCTGCCGAATTCCATGTCTCGGTTAGACGCTCCAAGACTAATCCAATCAACTCCAGATTCAGATGCTAGAATGGGAGTCTTCCAGGCATTCACGACGCCTGTTAGTTGATTGTGCCAAGCTCGTCTGAAAGCATCTAGCTCTTCTCGTGGAACATTGGCGCCCTTGATGTTTAGTATTCCCTTTGGTGTTGAACCTTGAGAGAAAAACTTCTTGTTGTATTCTTCACTAAAGATTTGAGATGAAATGTAGTTGAGAGCCATTTCAATCTCTGAAATCCCGTATCCATTGGCTTTGATGTCGGTCGTAGGGTTTCTTATAGCGAAAGCCATCTCGTCGTACGAATACGCAGTGTACAGATTTCCATCGATGAACTGAACGTAATAGATTCCTTTTTCGATTCTAGTCTTAGGGTCAGATAATCTAATAGTTCCGGAATCGACAGCGTAGAATGCAGAAGGCTTTCCCGTCGATGGGTCTTTTACTATTTCAAAACATAGCTGGTCAAATGTGAGCGAGTCTCTCACTATTTTTCTCAGAAATGTTCCAAAGTCGTCTCGCAACGGATCATTTAGTCTAGTTTGTAATGTCCCGCAGTTGTCTATAAACTCTCCAAGATCGATGATAGTCTGGACTTCTTCAGCTGTTATGTTAGGAACCTTTTTGTTTGGATCGGCTTGCTTCATTAGATACTGGTATTTTCTATTTCTTGGCTGAATCGTATAACCAATTCTATCATTTGGCATTGTATACTGCGTTGCGAACAATGCACATTGATTTATTCTAGTATTGATGATAGAAGCTATGACTCCATTCCTATAAGACATCTTTCTCAACAGCTGATAACTGAGTGCCCAACTAGCGTTCTTAGTTTTGAACTGCAAATAGTCGAGGACGAAGAGTGGATCGTAAAACTTCGTAACGGGAACCTGATCACGGGGATCTTGTTTATCTAGAACTTTCCCTCCAGATAAAGATACTTTTTGTGCTTTTTCGACAACTTGATCTGTTTGTTCAAACGAATAAGACAAATCAGATTTAGCTGTTGTTTTCTTCCTTGCCATTTATGTGCTCCTACTACTTTAGGTATTTTGTCCAATCTATTATTTCAGCTGTGTCGGGCATGAGAAAAACATTGTGGTCTAGAGGATGTTTTGCGTCATCATCGAACACTGCTCTCTGACGATCATAGACGCTCGGTGCTTGTCCAGAACCCGTAAAAACATCTTTGTTCAAGAACTCAAATGCTCTAGACTGCTTTTCATGCATCATTACGAAGGTTCCTACAGCTGTTGCTATTATACTATCATCTTTTTTGCCTGCTTGTGCTTCAGGTCGACCAGCGTCGTTGTATACAAATGAAAGTGCTTGATCCAACCATGTTTTGCTATAAACAATAAACATGTTATTTCTAAGCAGTTCTGCGATGTTGTCTAGTATGAGAGGTCTAGTAGCGCTGTTTGTAACGAATCCTGGTTTTCCATCTTTTCCCATGTATACATTAGGATACCTGTCGAGTATTTTCACTTGATCTTGCATGTATCCGTTTATAGCCCAATAGTTTAGAAGAAGTCCGTGATTGTTTCGTTCGATTACTAGACGTGGGTACCCGTAAAGAGCTCCCAAATGATAAAGTAAACGATAGAATTTAGGCATTGTAATCTTATCTGCGATTTCTGCACATTGTTCGACGAAAATCGGATCTTTATTTATTCTGAGCATGTAAGCAGATGAGTTATCTGATTGAGGATTTCCTTCTGCTGGGTCAACGCATAAGCAGTAGGTTTCACCTGGAATGTATTTCTTATAAATCGTTATTGCATCTTCCATTTCTTTCTTTTTCCACTCGTCGACTTTATTTTCTTCTATCCATACACCTATCGACTTTATTATTTGTCTGTCAAAGAATGGCTTTCCAGATGCGATGAAGCATGTCGCGTCATCTTCTGGATACTCTTGCATGAACTTTTCTTTCAACGAAGCGATCTTAGATCTTCTCCATGTGATCTGTCCTAATGAAAGCTTATGGAGATTCATCAAGCTCTGTTCTTCTTTTGAAAGAGTCTGCTGCATGTATTCAGCTTCTTCAGGAGCTAGATCAAAATAGTATTCCGGGTGATCAAACCATCTATAGAAATGAGGATAAGGTATCTGATTTAGCTTTCTATTTACATCGTTCGTCTTTACGGCTAATAAGTAATCATCATGGAAATGGTTATAACCATTTGCTGTAGTTTCATAGATTATGATTCCATTTTCTTTAGGAACGGTTTCTAATAAAGA